TTGGTTTTTTCGTCCATAGTTGGATCTCCTTTGGGTTGGTGTTCAACAGATGGTTCCTGAACCGACGCCACCTGCAGAATGCGGGCATTTTCATCTGCCCCTTTGCGGTCCAGCAGGCCCAGGCCCGTAAAAGTCACGCCGTGAAGAATCTCGAAGACGGGTTTCCCATCGAGTTCACGGCCCTTAAATTTTCTGAGGTGAGTGCAGTAATCGGCTTTGCTCTTGAAGCGCTTGTGGCAGACGGAGCATTCACCTTCTTCGTAATCACACTCCATCGATACCTGCGTGATGATGCCTCGCTTCATGAGCTTGTAGGCCAGCTGGGCATTGGGCGTGTCTCCGGTATAAAGTTCACCCACGCATTCGACCCGGCCGCCGATTTCATCTTCCAGATAATCAGCCGCCACAATTCCACCGACGATGTCGCCAAACTCCTGCGAGTGCTGCAGGTCGACTTTCTTGTTGATGACGGTCATGTGCCGCGTGGCCAGCTCTTCAGCGGTGAAATGGTCACCATTTCGGTTGGTGCCGGTTCGGCAGAGGATGAAGGTAAACTGCGGATCACCGGGCAGACCTCCGCTCATCGCTTCGGCGTTCAGCCCCGCATTTTCATCGAGACAGAGTTCCACCGGGATGGATGTATGGATATTGGCGGCGGCAGCCATCGGAACAGGCTTTGCCGCCTGATCGGTATCCGCATGGGACTGGTTACCTTTCAGGCAAACGAAAAGGCGTTCCTTGGCGCTGGACGCCTCGCCATGCTTGGAGGTGATCGAATACTTATGGTCCTTGGTCTTCATCCGGCTCTGACGCCCCAGACCGCCGATGATCTTTTTCATCTGTTGTTCGTTCGGATAGGCATGGTCGCGGTATGAAATAAGCCAGTGTGGGATATGGGTGGCGTTGCCGAGAAACTCCTGAAAGAAGTCGGAGGCGTTGCCCTTGGTGACCGTTACATGGCTGGTCTCGTAGTTTTTGACCTTGGTATCCGCCTTAATGGTCAGGCCGTCCCAATACGTCATCAGCCCTTCGACAAAGTGATAGGCTTTTTCGTAATTGGTGGTCGAAAACTCGGTGGCATACGGAGGATCAAAGTAAGCGAGGTCAGCTTTCACCTTGGGAAGGATCTCGTTAACATCCCCGCGATAGGCTTTGTTTTCCTTGCCGTTATCGAATATCAGGGCGTTAATCCGCTCGATATTCGCTTTCAGGCGTTTTTTGAATTCATCAGGGGTGTCCTGACGCTTGCCGTAATCGGTGGAAGACGAGAAGTGGCCGAAGCCGCCTTTGCCGCTCATGCAGGTTTTGCCGAGGGCAAACAGCGCGATGTCCTTTTTATATCCGGACAGATCGTCACAATTGGCTCTCAACGAGTCGATGAGTGCGTGAACGCCTTTGGCAAAGAAAATCCCTTTGAAATTGTCCTGAACAAAGGTTTTGGCCTTGGGATTGTCCGCCAACAGCTTTTCGATCTCTGCCTCGGACAGCCTCGTCGCGCTGTTTTCGATAATGGCTCTGGCTGCGTGGTGACTGTAGCGAAGACGGTCATTGGCAAAAACTCGCAGCCCTTTGGATTTGTACATGTAAGCAACAACAGCCGAGCCGGAAAAGGCATCCAGAACGGAGGAAACTCCGTCCGGGGTGTTACGCCAGATCCAGTCGACCAGTTTCTGTTTGCTGCCGATGTAGTTGGTGATGTACTTGGGGCGTTTCTCCGGGGGCTGCTCTTCAGGAGCCTTCTGTTCGGCTGCATCGGTCCCGAGCTCGTCGGGATCGATTGCGAGCGCCGCATCTGCCTCAAGGAGGAACGCCAGCCTTTCCAGGTCAGTGGCAAACATTTCCATCAAATTCTCCGGTTCAATCACTGTTATTTGCCCCGATCGCACCGGGCGAGCGGGAGGTTTCAGCGATTACTTACCGGAAGGCTTTGAAATGTGTCGGAAAGGCGTCTGCTTTTTTAGGCGGGAATCTTCAAAGACTGCAAAACAGCAAGACCACAGGCAGTTATGGACGGGTATTCTTCTGTTTCAACCGGTTCGGAAAACGCGCCATCATAGGGAGATCGGCTCTGGCGGTGATACTCCAGAAAATCATCAGGAAGCGTCGTAATGCTATTTTCAACCAATCGATTGATGATCCATTCAGCCTCCTCACGTCGATCCTGAATGACGCCTCGGCTGGAGTCCGGATAGAACATTTCAATATCGAGGCCCGGGCCGGGGCCTTGCACCCAAACACCAAACGGCCGATATTCTGGAATTGCCGATTTGGGATCAACGAGGATGGAATCGATCATGTATCTCAGCTTCATTGCCAGTCCTCCGCAATCTTGATGTGTTCGGCAAGGATCTCTGAATCCATGCGCTGGAACAGATCCCGGTTGTTTTTTCTGAATGCCAGCCATGCCTCCCACTGCTTGGCATGTGCCGGTTCAGAAACGGGTTCGATCATTTCAAGGTGGTAAATGCGGTCCAGATCATCGGTCAACTCGACAATCAGCCATGCATTGATCTCACGACCCTCTGATTGCGCTGTTAGCGTGTCATCTACGGACACGGTGACGACCTTGATCGTATGACTGTAATTGAACCCTTCCTGATAACCGAGCTCCTTCCATAGCAACCAGAAGTCCGTTCGGATGATTTTCCCTGAAGCATCGAAGTGCGGTGCAATCCTTGTGACCGTCAGTTCTGCGGTAATCGTGTCGATAAAGTTTTCACCGCCACGTTCCCGGATCTGCAAACGGCAACCCCGCTCATTGAGCCAATGAAGCTGCTTCTGGATACGGGCTTTTTCCTCTGCAATTATGTTTTCCATATCATTTCCTAGTGTTCCACGTACTCGGTGTGTGAATGATGTCTTCTATCTTGCGGCCGTCGGGCAGCTTCTTGATCCCACGGGAGGTGAAACTCTTGATAATCTTCTGACGCTCAGCGGCTGAATTAGCGACGATGTATTCGATGTTATCCAGCAGCGTCACCGAATACTTGAAGATGGTTTCATTGCCACTCTTGCCTGAAAACTTTTTCCAGTCGTCGATATTGTTACCACGGTTTTTCCGGACATAATCGTCCACAACCTTGCCGAAGGCATCGTGGCTATAGCTGATCGCATCCATGCGACGCAACATGCTCTTTTTGAAATAAAGGGCCGGAGGGGCATCGCGGGTCGGTTTTTTCTGAATCCGGGTGAAGAAATAGCTGGCTCCGCCAGTCTGCATGTCCGCCACTGGGGACATACCGCCGGGAGGAACACCCATACGCATCTTTTCGACCGTGCTGACCATAGCGCCATTGTTTTCAAGGATGGTTTCAACGAAATCGGACATGCCTTCATTGTTGGTCAGGCGATGAACCAAAGAGTAATCCTTCATCTTTTTTTCCAGATCCTCTTCAGTGATGTCGAACCGGTACTGGTGGCGATATCCGCCTTTCAGCCCGCGATCGAGAAAACCGGCCTGATACGCGCCCATCGGGTCATAATCCGGCAGTTTGGTAATATCATCAACATTCAGTTCCTTCTGCCAGAATCCACGAAGAGTCTGGACCCGTTCATTGACGGAAGCATCGCGGTCATCGAGCCTTTTTTGAAGCCGCTTGTATTCTGCGGTGTGGTCCACTTTCCGGATGTAAGCCATCTTTTCCAGATACATCTGCTCGGCGTTCTCGGGTGAAGAAATCCGTGCATCGATGCCAAGTTTATCCAGTTTGGTCATCAGAGCTTCGACTTTTTTGCCGCTGGCATCACCATCGATCACAATCTCCAACTCTCCTCGCTGGGCATAAAGGTTTGTATTGTCCCATGGGCGGTATTTCAGACGGGTGCCGTCGTCAAATTCGGCAGTGAATTGAAGGCCGTCCTGCATCCTCGAGTCCCGGTTGAACATCCCGTAATTATCGACATCATCCATCTCAACGGTGATTTTACCGCCGCTGATGCGCCTTTTGGTGTGAGTGACCTTACCTTTGGTAACCTTGAAATCCGGTTTCTTGGGCTTGGCCTGCTTCGGCAGTTCAGGAAGGTACTGTTCAAAGACACCGTTGGTGGCGCGGTCCCAGTCGACCGCCTCTTTGATCTCATCCAGCCATTTGATATAGCTGTCGGCCATCTTTTTGACTTCCGGATCTTTACTTCTGGTAAGCACAAGCAACCGGGTTCGAAACTTCTCCGCTTTCGCCAGCTTGGTCCGGTTATAATTCCCGTCACCGACATGGAAGTTGACGTTCTTGACGGCTTCCAGAATGGTCGGGAAAAAGGTGTCGTCCTGCAGAGGCTGGCCTTTTTTGAGTTCGACAAGATCCAGCTGATCCCGAAGCAGAGCGGTGATTTTGGAATCCGTATCCGGGCGGATCTTCATTTTGACAACGGTGCGTTGTTTGCCTTTGAAGGTCTCTGTGAATATCAGCGCGTTCTGGTCTTCGACATCGCCACTGTCAAACGGCAGGGTTTTTCCCTGCCATCCGAGTTTACCCGCGTCATCGATGATTTTTTCATCCGCATCCTGCAGCAGCTTTTTGATCCCGGGTTTGGTCTGCAGTGATGAGAAACTGAAGTCTTTCCGTCCTAAAACATCCCCGTAATAGCGCTCGAAATCCTTCCGCAGGTCATGTTTGCGCTGAAGCGCCTGCTCATAGAATTTATCCAGCCCGATTTTGTCTTTTCCAAAACGTCCCTCGGCATAGGGCCGGATGATATCGAGATATGTGTCGTCAGATATCTTCTCGACCTCCTGAATGTATTTCAGGGTGACCTGAGGATCGAAGTTGACCTTGCCGTCCTTGGCTGCCCGAAAGACCTTATTGTAAAAAGGCTCTTCTTCACCAAAGGCGCTGTTGGGATGGTAATCCAGAGAAAGACTGTCCTTACCGAGGTGCTTGAATGCCTGCCCCTTGTCGATGCCATAGACATGACCGTTTCTTCCACGGATGAACTGTTTGGAGTGTCCGTCATGATTTGCAATAAGCCAGTCGATAACATGTTCCCGCTGAAGCTGTTCAAGCTCAACGGTGGTCAGATCCTCCGGCAGTATGTTTCTGAAGTCGATTTCTGATTTGAGGTCCGTGCGCCATTTCTGAATGGAACCTGTCCTGCCATTCAGCTGAATGTTTCTCACCTCGATTGCATCCGGGTCGATCAGACGCCCGATTTTGTATGCGGCTTCCTCACCATGAGCGATGAAGTTGTCCTTGGAATTCTTGGCCGGTTTAAACAGCCACTTGTCGCCATTCTCATCGGTCCAGAACTCTTTTTCATGTGCTCCGCCGACATTGGCCTTGCCTGACTTATTAAATTTTCCGGTCGCTGATTTTTCGTTCCATTTCTGATCGGCTGTTTCAAATTCAGCACCTTTCTGGGCAAAAGACGGTGGTTTGGCTTTGGGTTCAACAGATGGTTTAGGCGCTGGTTTTTTCTCTTTTGCAGGAGCCGTCTTCGCTTTTTTGCCGCCATGCTTTTCAGCCCATTTCTGCCATTTGCTCTCGATATTGGATTGCGCTTCTCCGATCTTCCCGGGGTCAGTTTCAGTAAAGAGCGTGACGAGATCATCCTTGCTTGCCCATTGCCAGTGTTTGAGCTGCGTATCCTTCGCGATGGTTTTAAGCTCCGAGGACTTGAGTTTGGATATTTGCTCCTGAAAGAGCTGCTTTTTGAGAGCGATTTCCTTGGCGTGCCCGGCAAGCAACTCCTGAGGCAGTTCCTTCGCCGATGCCAGAGCTTTTTCCGCATCAGATATCTGACTGATAAAACTTGTGTAGTCCAACGGGGATTCCGGCAACTGAACTCCGGACGCAGCCTTTTCGACCAGCTCTTTCTGTTTTTTCACCAGAAGCTGTTTGGCTTCATCTGCGGCTTTCTTTTTGGCGGATTCCGCCAGATCGGTTCCGGCCTTTTTCTGGAGTGCCTCAACGAGCTGCTGCTTGTTTTTCAGGATGCCGATTCCGTACTGTTTTTTCTTTGCCAGCAGCTCTTTTCCCTTCAGGGAGGTGTGATCGATGCCCGGCTCGAGTTTGTCCAGTAACTCGATGGTCTCCTGTTTGGTCATATTCAGGGAGATGCCGTTGCTTTTGGCCATCTCTTTGAGCTGAGATACCGGCATGCCATCGAGTCCTTCCACCGGTGGCAGTTTAGACATCTGCTGGGCAATGAGTTGTGCCTGTTTGAGTTCCGCCTGCTTTTGAGACAGCAGCCCGATCAAATCTTCCTTTGTCCGGAGCAGGCCGATCTTGTGCTCCTTGAGCTTTGCCTTCAGTCCAGAACCTGAAAGTGTGCTGTGGTCTATTCCCGGCTCTGCCTGATCGAGCAGTTTGATGAAGTCGGCCTTGGTGCGGGCAATAGAGATACCGTTCTCTTTGGAAAGTGTCTGGAGCTGTTTTACGGTGAGTGCTGTAAGGTCATCGGCGTTTCCCTTTTCGAACGCATCTTTCAGTTTGGCGTTCTCTTTCACCTGCGCATCGGCCATTCCCTCCAGCGCATGCGGGGGCAGTATGCAGGCATCGCCCTGTGAAGCCTTGGGTGCCGCTTGGGCAGACAAGTCGGAGCCGCAGATATTCATAGGCCACGCAACAAAGTTTGTGCAACGGCAATGCGGATGTGCGGGTTGTTGGGGGAATTTGTCGATGGGGAATGTCTTGCCGTCGAGAGGCCCACACACCGGGCAAGTTCTCTCATCAGTAATGGCCATCCATTCAAGTCTCTGAACACCGACACGCTCATGGAATTTCAGCCGCCCCATGTTGTGCGACCGCAACACCTCGGTGCGAGCGATCATTTCCATGCGGTACTGCGCCTTGCTGAACACGCGACTGCCAGCCTGCCTGAATGAGTCTTTGTCGACGATGACTTTGCCGAGATCCCGGACAATATCATCCGCGCCTTTGCCTGTGGCTATCCCGCTCAGAATTGTCCGTTTGATACCATCTGACAGCTCACGATGGACATCACCGGCAAGAGTCAGGTTGTACTGCGTCATGAAATCGAGGGCATTGGTGTCGACGATTGTGAACACTTTGGTGGCCAGTTTATCGATACCTTCAGGCTTGAGGTCGGCATAGAAAGGCAGTGAGGCGGATGTCAGCTCGGTGATGCCCTGAGCGATGCCGCCTTTGAAGGCGTCCTTGGTGCTCTTGCGGAAGACGAGCGTCTGGTCACGCTTCAACTGACGCAGAACATCGTCCAGCTCGCCCTGAAGTTTCTCCAGACCTTTCAACGCAGCCAGCTTGTTGTCCGGCAGAGATCCAAGACTGCGGTATTTCAATATGGCCTGAGCCACTTCCTGTTCAGCCTTGTTGAGGGACTGAGTCAGTTGGGCGGTAATGGAATCGTTGTAGCGGTTACGGGATTTCAGGCTTTTGAGCGTTGCCGCCTGAATGCGTTCTTTAAGGTCGGAAGGCATGGTCAGGATTCCCGGCGGTCAATGAATCTGCAGGCCGGGGAATCGAAAGTGCGCTCCGTGTTGTGTACCCGGCAGCGGTTGGAATCGGGATTGAAGTGGCTGCATTCATCACACAGGGAAGCTGCCGCCGTTGCTTCCAGTTCCTCTGTATAGTGATTGTGTGCCTCGGTATCGAGATCATTGCCGTCAGCGGGAATACCGAGCATCTTTCTTGCGCTGGGCACACTCATGATTCCAGACACCACCATATCGACCACCGGCTTCACCTGTTTTTCATCCATAAGGTCGATGTTCTTACGTTCGGTCTCACGGTTGGCAGCTTCGATATCCGGGTCCAGATCCATCTTGAGCTGCAGGCTGGAACGGCTGATCAGTTTACGGTCATACAGCTCGATGAGCAGTTTCTTGAAGTCAACGGCATCGCTTGGGTCGAGGTCATTGAAGATGAATTGCAGGGATTTGTCAGCGTGGCCTTTCAGTTCCATCCAGTCATCGAAGACCCAGTCGAGCAGTTTGCGGGCGGCCTGTTTGATCTCCCGGATCATGACCATCATCTTCTGCATACTCACAGAAGCGGTGGCAAAGTTGGGACCATCCCCAGTTACCAAGGACCGGGAAAGGCCCAGTGCCACCACAATGTCTTCTTTGACCTCCTTGACCTTGTCCTCGACGTTGAGGACCTGGCCATCGGTGCCATGGGTTTCCACATTCACATAGAACGGGACCACAAGGCCGCTTTTCATATCCATCTTGTTGACCATGTCACGGACCTGTTCCAGCATCCGCTGATCCGGCATTACCATCTTCTGTCCGAAGGCACCGCCCACTTTGAGCAAACGGAACGGAGTGGCCCAGCGCTTGGCAATAGCCTGTTCGGCGCGGCGATAGTCACGCAGCAGTTCAATGGCCTGAAAGGCGGGCAGAACCAGAGAATTGCCTCTTGGTGAAAAGCCCGGGGCATCCCATTTCAGGTGGATGACCTGATCCACCGGAAGATCGATGGGGTCGCTGGCGGAGCCTGAATCTTCGGCATATTGCTTGGCTTCGATAAGCTCGCCTTGGGCATACTTCACCTTCACCGAAACCGGATTGACGCATACCACTTCCTCGATGTCCTGACCGGAAGTTGCATATCGTTTGAAGCCGACGGCATCACCTTTGACGAGTAGCTGAAGGATCATGTCCTTTATGAACTCCGATACATCGAGTCGCCATGCGGCGTTGACCGCATCGTCTTTCAGCGTCTCGTCATCGCTGGTGATTTTGATTTCATCACCGACCGCAAAGGTGCGCCATGAATTGACGCAGTTTTTTACCAGTGGTTCTTCGACATAGTATTCCCAAGCCTTTCTGGCTCGCTCTTCCCATGTGGCCGGAACCGCGTCCGACGCGTTTACCTTGCTGAAGGCTGAGGCGTCGAGGGCTGCCGCTGCGGCCATGGGCACAATGGCATATCCATTGGATTCGTTGTCAGGCTGCTCGGTATCTGGCTGGGCGTTTGTATCCACGTAATCCTCTCGGGTTATTTCCGGTTTAACGGCCGCACATCTCCCCACTGTGGGGCGATCGCGGCAACACTGGGGTTACTTACCGGAGGGAGAGGGAAAACGTCGGAAAGGCGGGTTAAATAAAGACCGGCTCTGTCAGAACAGGTTTGAGCCAGACGGTCTCTTCACCGGCAAGGTCGAGGTTGCCTTGCTCCCGAATGAGCATGGCACAGCGCACCGCGTCGATGATGTGGTCGTTGCCTTTGGAGTAGATGATCTTGCCGTCCCGCAGGGTGTAAGTCTGGGTGGTGAACTGGTCTTCAATTTCCAGATCGTCTGACGGAAAGATGATCTGTTTGCGCTGTAGGGCACCGTTGATCAGGCTGGTCATCAGTTCCTTTGTCCGCTTTTTAATTTCCTTGCCATCGCGGACTGTGAGCCGGGTCATGCCGCCGAAGTCAAAGCCTTTCAGTCGGCCTTCCAATTCCAGCTCTTTGTATTTGTCGAGGGTCAATAGTTCCTGCACAACGGCCAGACCGTTGCCGCCATTATCCACGCCGATTCCCGCCGGAGTGAAATAGCGTTCGAGCAGTGCAATAGTCTGGGCAATGTGTGGATACGATACATGCTCCATGTGAAGACGCAGAACCAGCTTCAGGATACTGCGATCACCCACCTCGGCTTCCTGAAAGATAACCAGCTCGGTCGGGTCATTGGTATATCCAAGGTCACCGCCAATCCAGAACAGTCCGGTTCGAGGCGTGAGATTGAGCAGCAGTTCAAGCCGGTCATAGGCGGCTTCCTCTGTTTCACAATCGCGCAGCTCGGTATCGGTAATGGTGACCTTCTGATATTCCAGCAATTCCTGTCGGCAGAGATTGAACTGCTCCACGTTGAACGTCCCGTAGGAAGGCTTTCCGTGTTCCCCGGCAACCTCATGCTGCCAGCCCGAGGTATCTTTGCCACCATAGAACTCCAGCAGCTCCGACTCCCGTTCAGCGGTCCAGAACGGGTTGAGCCACGATGCCCAGCGGAACACCCTGAACTGTTCCGACATGGTCAGTCGATAGTAGGTAGTGTTTCGCAGGCCGTTGGGGGTGGAATAGATTTTCAGACGGCCGCCTGTTTTCAGGCATTGTCTGAGTGCCTTCCATGCGCGTTCAGAAAGCCACGCTCCTTCATCCACCCAGATCCGGCCGACATGAAGCGAGCGGAAAGCATCGCCATAGGCACCAGCCGGGCGGAAATAGAGAACCGATCCGTTGGTAAACTCCAAACGGAAATACGGCTTCCGGGTGATTTTCGGTTTGCCGTATTTCGAGAGTGCAATGCTGTTCATCAAGTCTTCATTGTGATCCAGCTGGTACTCGATTTCTTCGATGACCGTGTCGAGATGTCCCTGATGAGGAGCGGCAATCAATCCCTGTCCGCCGCGAGTTGTGAAGGCATAGTGCAGTGCATCCGTCGAAAGCACGATCGACTTGCCAACGTCACGGCCATCGAGGTGGATGATGTTTTTATGGGAGCAGCGGAGGTCTTCCTTCTGATGGTCCCAATACGACCGTGCCGAACCGTCCCGGTTGTAGAGATATGCTTGTCCCCACAAGACCGGGTCACGGAGTGTTTCGGCCAGCCTGCGCTCCTTATCAGAGACACCCATCAATGCATTCCTTTGCGGATGGCAATTCCAAGAACCGATGAGATCAGCTCTGTGAGGATCTGCTGGACCGCCAATGTGTTCGTCCTGTTACTGACAGCCTCCTCGATATCCAGAATGGCCTGATCGAGTTCCTTCCATTCCACGTATTTCTGCCGAGCGGCTTCCATACGTTCGAATGCGTCGTCTATGCGCCCGGCCGCCAGCTCGGAGCCGATATCGACAAGCGCCTGACCAGCCTCCCGGATAGCTTCGCTGTTTTGTTCGAGTATTTGTTTCATTGTTCACTGTCCTCCGGATTTGTGTTCGCCCAGCTATCCAGTGAATCAATGGCTTTCTGCAGACGCAGGCCGATTCCGACCAGACGCTCTGCATCCGGGTGGTTGGATTCGACCAGAGCCTTGTTTGCCTCCCGGACATATTCCGGGGTGTAGCGGTTCAGGGTAGATGTTGCCGACTGAATCTGCTCAGGCGGCCTGTACGTGGCGCAGCCAGCAACCATACCGGCCAGCGTCAATGGGATTACCCATTCGAGTGCTTTCTTTAACATGTTGCGCTCCTTTGTTTTAGGGTTGTTGAATTAATGCAGAAATATCTCTGCAAACACTTGATTTCCAAGGAGATATAAGCGTCATTGGACATGACGCGGGACGGTCCCGCAGAACCATAAACCGAAGCAGGAGACGCCCCATGAAACAGGTAAAAGACAGTGACGACGCCAGAACGGCCTACAAAAAGCGCCAGGACAACATTGCCGAGTACATCCAGCGGATTCAGCAGAAGCTGGCCGCAGATGCCGGGCAGTCGAATATCAACTGGGCGCATGTCGGGTCGCTCGGGCATGTCGAAGAGCTGCTCCAGCAGATCGATGAGTTTCTGGGTTAAGCCACCAGCTTCAAAAACAAAGGAGTTAATGCCATGACAGAGATGACCATTCATGAAACCACAGCCGCCTTCATCAACCATCTTCGGGAGAACGGCAAAAAGGAACGGACGCTCTACACCTACCGGAAGGACCTCGATCTCATCGAGGGATACTTCGGCAAGGACAAGAAGCTTCAGGAGCTGCGTATCACTCAGGTTGGAAAGTTCCTCAAATGCGATGCGCTGCTGAAGCTCGGAAATGGCAATGCCCGGGCCGAAAGAACCGTCGCTAAGACCATCCGCGTATTCCGGATGATGCTGGTCTGGGCCAAGGATACCGGACTTATAGATGAGCTCCCGCTGCCCAAGAGCACCCCGATGGGACACAGCAAGCAGACGGAGGTGACCGATGCCGAACAGCAGTGATCGACTGGAAGCGACCATAGAGCGGTTCTGTGCCCACCTGTCGGCCGAAAACAAAGCGGCCGGGACGGTGACCGCATACCGGCGGGATCTGCGACTGGTGGCCTGTGTGGCCAAATCCTTCCAGCCCGGACTCTGCTGCCAAGATGTGACACCCGGTCTACTTGACCGGGCTTTATCTTCGCCAGAGCTTTTGACCACAGACTCGGGAGCACGGTCACCGGCATCGGTGCATCGGCTGAAGGCGGCGGTCCGCTCATTCTTCACATGGACAACCGATGCCGGGCTTACATCTGAAAACCCGGCCCGGTCGGTTCGCATGAAAAGACTGGCACAAAAGCCGCCGGTGTTTCTTACGGCTTCAGAAAAGAAGGCATTGCTGAAAGAGGTAAAAGTCCGCACGGGCTTTGCCGGAATGCGGGACCGGGTCATGATCGAAGTCCTGCTTGGCACCGGTATCCGCATCGGTGAGCTTGAAGCGCTGGACACAGACGATATCGACCTCGATGCAAAGCATCTGAGAGTCAGAGCCAAAGGGAATGTGGTGCAGGTCAAGTTCATAAAAACCGACCTCCGCATCCTGCTGAAAAGATATTTGAAAGAACGATCCCGGCAAAGCACAGCGCCATGCAGCGCACTGTTTCTGTCAAATAGAGGAACACGTCTTTGCCAGCGGCAGATAGCCAACCGGATAGCCTTCTGGCTGAGAAAGGCCGGGATTGAAAAGAACCTGACTCCGCATGGGCTGCGGCATACCTTTGCAACCCACCTTTACGGAGCCACCAGTGACCTGCTTGTCGTGCAGAGGGCACTGGGGCACCGGGATATTTCAACAACCCAGATTTACACTCACCTTGTCGATGGCCAGCTCGAGGATGCTCTTGAAAGACTGTGACAGCATCCTTGGCCTGTACATCCGGAGCGGCTCCTGCTGCTCCTTTTTCGTTCCCGGGCCGCATATTAAAATTGCGGCATATGCCGTTATGCGCGAACAAGGCCATACAGGCCACTTTGGGATTTATGGCGTTATGTGCGCATAAGCCAATACAGTTGATTTTCTTGTGTATGGTCTTATGCGCATAGGATTGGAGGGAACCGATGCTGAACCGATGGTTCACACCTTCCATTCGAGAAATTTTACTTAACTGAAATTTCCGGGAACACGTCTTATCTGAAATTCCTGTCATCTTGAGCCTCCATAACTGCCTAATCCTTCGCGCTCTTTCTTTTCGAGGCTCTGGTGTTATCTGAACTTTTTTTCGGCTTTTTCACGGAAGCGGTCTTCTGGGCGGCGGCTTCACTCACTTTTTCAAGAAGAGCGGAAGCCCATTCGGCAGGAGACGTCTGCGGACCTTTCGGCTCCTCTCCCTCGCGGGCAATCTTGGTGGTCTTGAGATCCTTCATGTGGCAGCGGATCATCCGGTCGAGACTCTCGGCCGCCTGTGTGTTTCCTTCGATCTGTGCCCGGACCAGCTTTACCGAGTAGATGCCCACCAGCTCGACCTGCAGAAAATCGCTGGATTTGTTGAACTGAAAGTCCTCATGTAGCTTTTCGATGATGCTGTCGAACATGACCTTTTCTTCCGGAGTCAGGCAGCGGTCGGCAAAGATGCCATGCTTGAGCGTGCGAAGGTTTCCTTCTTTAGCTCCCGCTTTGCTCTTTGCCTGATCATGGTCTGTCCGGCCCTCATTCCGATGCCAGCGATCCAGATTCTGTTCGTCTTTTTTTGTAACGCCCAAGGCTCATCTCCGGTTTATCAATTTTGTTTCCAAATTTCGGGGTTCGGGGCGGAAGGCAGATTTAGCCCGTTTTCCCGCACCTCAAGCCTTACATACCGGAAGAGTCCTCAACCTGTCGGGCGTCAGCCTCTTTTCTATGGTCAGCGAGGATCTGATTGACCCGGCGACGTGTGATACCGGCGAGGCTGGCAATTTCATCGGTTTCGATTCCCTGACTTTTCAGGGCGATAACCAGCTGCCTGCGTTCCTTGTAAAAACTGCCCGGCGCTGGAATCCAAAGAATGCCGGAATGATGCTTCTGTACCTCCTTGAGCAGCTCTCTCGGGAGGATGTGTTCGGCATTGGCGTATTTCTTAATGCTCATGGTTACTCTCCACTTTCTTCAACCACGGCTGCGGAACATCCGGGTTGTGAAACCTGAGCGTGCTGGGACGCGGTGTATCCGGGCTGTGGATGATTTCGATATATCTTTCCGTCACGGCACCGATCTTCCGGTCACCGCCGACAAAGCAGACCAGCCCGTAGTCCTGACCGCAGGGGAAGCGGTATCGTCCCTGATTCTGGTATAACCTGGCTTCAGACCATTTCCGGGACATGGCTTCCTCCTTGATGGCATCAACCTTGGCCAATGCGTCGGAGCTGACTTGCTCTATACAATTCCAAGCTTCGTTTGGCGGATAAATCCAGTTGTTCTTGGGAGGTTCTGCAGGTTTCTCGGGGTTTGCCGGAACATGACGGGGAGCTTGGTAATTCTGTGGGCTGAACTGGCGGGATGCCTGCTGTAGAGATTCCTTGCCGAATTGTTGAACCGCGTATTCCTGAAGCGGGTTGAATCGGCTTTTCAGGCTTTCCCATGTTGATTCAGGAAGCTTACCGGCTTTGAAAGCGGACTGGGCTGCCAGCATACGTGACCGGAGCCATGCGAAATACTCCGGTTCGAGACGTCGATAGATTTTGCCATTGTATTCAACGTCGCTGGCGGACGTGACGGCCCAGTCGAATTGTGCGGTATCCAGATCGGTGGATACAAAAAGATCGGGCTCCGGTGTGCAGCTGTCATTTTCAGCATGCGGAGCAGCTTGTTGGGAAGGCTCACACTCAGGGGAATCGAGATGCGTGAGCATGGTTTGTAAAAGGCTCATGGGTGACCTCCGGAAGTTCGGGTTTATTTTTCTTCCCGTTACTTACCGGAGCCGGAGCCTGAGTGTCGGATGGTAGAAAGCGTAGAAAGGGGTTTCTACGCCCAGAGACCTTTCTACACCCCCTTTCTACATCTCTTAACAGCAGTAATAGCAGTTAGTTATAGATATTTTTGTAGAAAGTGTAGAAAGGTATAGAAATATTACTCACGCATAGCCCGTTTTTTTTCAGGTATGCCTTCATCCCATGATTTGAAAAAATGAACAGTAAGGGGGAGTAACCTCTGAAACCTTTCTACACTTTCTACGCTTGCCTCGTAACGCTATAAATAACAGCGACTTGCGCTGTAGAAAGGTACTCTCTGGACATTCTACATTGTAGAAAGGTCTTTCTACACCGGCGGCCTTTGTAATGATTTTACCGGCCAGATGCCGGTTTCTAATCGTTTTTGCAGCGGAATAATTGTTTTTGCTGGATTTGCCTTGGATATAAACGAAAAAGCCCGCAGAGGTGAATCCACGGGCCTGACTGGGTGATGGTATGAAGGGCGAAAATTATTCGACTGTCTGGATGGTGTAGAGCTTGGTTCCGTATCGTTTCTGGCTGATGACAACATCGAATCCAGCCTCGCGGATGGTTTCAAGGTCGTTGGCAAAGCGCTGAGCAAACTGCCTCGATGAATCCATTTCAAAGCGCAGACCGAAATCTCTGGCCACACGTTTGAGCGCCACGAACAGCTCCCGGGACAACACCTCCTTGAGACAGCCGTCTTCTTCGAGCTGCACCTGATAGCGGGTGTCAGCGGCAATGTAAAAATGACCCACCTCGGCAACTGAAAATTGACCCGCCTTGGAAGAACTGATGCCCTCCGTCAGGAGGCGCGATGCTTACCAAGGAAGGAGTCATGGAAATTCGAATTTT